GGCGTCGACCCATCGGTAGCCGAAAATCCTCGAGACGAATGCGGCATCGTTGTCGTTTCATCGACAGCTGACAGAGATCTTTACAAACGTCAGAGCTGGGTACTTGAGGATGCTTCAATCTTAGGCTCACCGGATGTGTGGGCTAACCGTGTAGTTGCCATGGCTCGTAAATGGGGTTGCCCTGTCGTAGCTGAAGTAAACCAAGGCGGTGCGTTGGTGCGCAACGCCATTAACACAATTGACCCATCTGTAAAGGTTCTTGAGGTCCACTCCAAATACGGTAAGGCGCTTCGCGCTGAGCCTATTACCTTGGCTTACGAACAGGACCGCGTACATCACGTTGGCTACCTAGCGGACCTCGAGTCCCAGATGACCTCGTGGATTCCAGGCGAAGGCAAATCCCCTGACCGCGTTGACGCGTTGGTCCATGCCCTTACCGCGCTCCTCATTAAGCCACCTGCGGGATTCGTGGGAGGGCGGATTACCGCCAAGTCGCCTGCTGGTAGGAAGATTCCTAATATTAGAAACACCTTTAAGGTCAGATAGTTACATTTTCCCAATCTTCCTGATATAATTATCCTAACAACGACGGAAGGAAAGAAAATGAACCCATTTACAGCGGTAATCGATTGGCTAGACGAGTACGCAGACGTTGCGGGACCTGTTGGTGCCTTCGTAGGAGTGGCAATCGCAGTGGCAATCGCATTTATCTTAGGATAACCTGTACATCTTCCCAATCTACCTGATATAATTATTCCAACAACCCAACGACGAAAGGCAATACAAAATGACACAGACAACAGCATTCATAATCTACTTCTCAGCAATTCTACTTATTGCAGCGCCATTCATCATCGACACAACTAAGCACGAGCGTCGCATGAAGAAAGCTCGCCGCTAATAGCGACATCTTCCTGATTTACCTGTTATAATTATCTTGTACAACCCAATGACGAAAGGACAAGAACATGTCAACAGTAAAAGAGTATCGCCGTAAGGGATTCCAAGCTCGCCGAGTCTCATTCGCGCTTAAGGTAATCGCTGGTCTATGGTCAATCGCCATGATTGGTATCTTCGCAACCTCACCTACGCTTATCGGATTCCTAGCGATGGTTACAGGTGTAGTTGCCTTCGTCACTCCTTCTATACTTATCGCCTCGGTCTACGATGACCGTGCAGAGCGCTTCTTCAACCTTGCGGCTGCCCACAAGCAGGTAGCTCTTCTTGGAGTAGTTCAACCTAGAAAGTAAGTGTACAAGTAAAGGAAAAAGGATTATAGTTCTACCAACGACAAATACGGAGGAATAATGACGCAAGGCACAAACCAAAGAGAGCACAACTATGTCTATGCCGCGTGCTCGGTGTGTCAGGACTACGCGCTTGTCTATGAGCTAAACGACAGCCTTCTCTGTGCTGAACATTACAGAGATAGAACAAGACTAATAAAGAGAGCTACTCCTTGCGACAAGTGTGGAGCTGACAACGCTGTCAGAGATCCGTCACATCGCAGGAACGAGTATCTCTGCTGGTCCTGTCATCAGGAAAATGGATTCGTAGTTAACGACTCTGTAATCAAGCGGGCAATCGTCTCACTCGTCAACAACTTCACTCGAGGTTCAAAGATCAAGTGTGATGCAGCTGGCTATGGAAGTGACTGCGACAATAACGTCAAACCTCGTGGACCGTGGGGTGGCAGAGCTCTTTGCGACACCCATGGAAAAACTCCACCAAAGCCTCAGAAGGGCACAAAATCTTGAGCAGTCGTGTTTTTGCTCAAAAGTAAACCTACGAAAGGAAAGCAATGACAACATCAACAGTAACTCCAAACCAGGCAGCCCAGCTCTACTCAGACGGAAAGTCTGTGGACGAGGTAGCTCAGGCGCTAGGTATTACCTATGGCAAGGCTCGCAAGCTCATCGCTGAGTCTGGTACAGACATCCGCAACACGTCAGATCGACTCAAGGGCAAGACCCGAAAGACTAAGTAATGCTGGATAGACTCATGCTGAGGCTACAAAGCCTCATCTGGCCAGCCGTTATCTCGGCTGCCTTATCCTTCATTGCCGTCCTCGTGAGCCTTCTATCCCCGGATAGAGGCACTTTGGTCCTAGCCCTAGGGTTATCAGCCGTGGCATGGGCATGCCTAGCTCAGACGGTCTAAACGTAATCCCTCCCTGGGTTCGCCCTGGGGAGGGGTTTACTTTTCCTGAAAATGGCGATATAATTAAGCCATCAAGAGGAAAGGAGGTATACGAAATGGCATTCCATGGGTTAGTAAAAGACAGCCCGCTTATTACTGCTGTGCAACGGTCTACTCGTAGAGGGCGTAAAAACGCTAAGTACGAAGATGAAATGGAAGAAATTTTAGCCTTCCTGTTGCCTATGATAAATAAGCTAGAGGCATGGTTTGATTCACATAAGAAAGCTAAGAAGTAACTTAGTTAATAGGACAAGCTGGTACCTAAAGGTGCCAGCTTTCCTAGTTTATGTGATAAAGTAATACCTGCAAGAACCCAACTACGGAGAGACGAAAGGATACGACTATGTCATCCCTTCTTATCTCCGGCCATACGCAAGCGGTAGAGGACAAGCGAAAGCTTGAGGAGCGTATCGGTAGCAAGAAGCCTAATGGGTATTTAACATTGGGTTGTCCCATCCCCGACCTAAGGAGGCGAACTAGCGTTGCTTACACTACGTGGAATTGCAATGTCGACCGTAGCCTATATTACGGCAATAACAATTGGACTCTTCTCAGTATCAATGCTGTCAAGCAATGCTGCGTCAAGTCCAATAAGCATGGAGTTACCAGCTCACATCAAACAGATCGAAGCTGAAGTAACTAACCCACTGGTAGTACTAGAGGGTGCAAAACAATTAACTCAGCATGAGCTCGTAGAGCTGCTAGCGGCTGTTGGCTTTGAGGGCAAGGCTCTCAAGACTGCATGGTCCGTTGTTATGCGTGAGTCTCGTGGGCGACCTGTTGCCCACAACAAGAACGCCAACACTGGCGACAACTCATATGGCCTATTCCAAATCAACATGATTGGCAGCTTAGGCGTTGACCGATTAGCTAAGTTCCAGGACAAGATTGGTATCGCTAAGGTTACTGATCTATTTGACCCTGTAGCAAATGCTAAGGCTGCCTACTACATGACAGCAGGTGGTAAGGACTGGGGCTCATGGGGACTAGGCGCTAATGCCTACGATGGTGATGCCATCGAGCCTGCGGTGACCAAGTGGTACACCGAATTCCCAACAAAGTCAAAGTCCTAGGATAGGAATACTATTACACCATGGACGAATTAAATACTGAACACATCGAGCCTGCGGCTGTCGATGAGGCACCTGTAGTTGAGGCGCCTGCTATCGTTGAGCCTGAGGCTATAGTTGAACCTACACCTGAACCTGAGCCTGAGGTAATCCCTGAGGTTGTGCCTGAACCTGTACATGTTGAGGAGCCTAAGGCACACACGCCTAAGGCTAACCAGTCTGTCAGTGGCAATGGCGTCGATGAGGTCCTCCTAGCAAATTGCATTTACAAAAATGTATATGCTCGTAAGTCTCTGTCTGTACACCATCTACAACGTCGCCTCATTGAACTTGGTTTCAAGGACGCTGACGCTGACAAGGATGGCTGGCTAGGTGATGAGACTGTAGCTGCTATCAAGAACTTCCAAGCAAGCAAAGGCTTGGATGTAACTGGATCTGTTGATGCTACAACATTGACTAAGATCTTTGAAGGAGATCACAATGTCAAGGTAGTGCTTTAAGACTACTAAACAAAAGCTTAAACAAAGGAAGGCTGGTCAGTGCTAAGGCATTGGCCAGTCTTCTTTTATGTTGCAACAGACATAAGGCACTATAGGCTGCAACAAATAAAATAAAACAATTTCTTCTAAATTATTTCTTAAAGACTATTTCTCGCTCGCAAAAAGAAAAAATAGTTGGAGACGTTTTTGAAAGTGTCTCTACCTATACGAATCCCATTCTCACGTCCAAGCCATTTTAACCAAAAGGTACTGTTTCTGCTCCGTTTGTACACAATACTATAAG